ATAATCGGTTGTGAAAGAATAAACCTCAAAAGGAATTGAAACTTTCTTACAGAACCAAATAAGATTAAAAAGTTGTTTGATCGTATCAAGCATTACATTGCCCATTGAACCAGACCAATCCAGAACAAACACCAGACCATGATTCTTACCATCAGCAAGAGTCGTGACTTTCTTGAATAGATCTTCATTGAACTTATAAGTATGAAGTTTGGAACAATCAAGAACACCTGTGCGGGCAGTTGTAGCACGAGCATAAGAATCTGCTGCCTTACGACATTCAAACTCTTTTACAAGATAATTGACTTCTTTTTGTGCTGAACGCTTGAACTCATTAAATTGTTTATCAATCGGACCAAAAATTTCATCTGAAGAATATCCACTATTTGCCAAATACTCACCCCAAGTTTCCCCACACTTACCATGAATCTCTGCGTTGGGAACAATCACTTTTTTCAGATCGAGTTGTGGAAATTCCAGATAAACATTCTCATAACCGGAAGTGCTTGCAAGATCCTTGAGTGCTTCTTCAAGTGATTCCATCGTTTTGACTTCAGGGTCTGCTTCCTCACCACCCTCTTGTCCATTTTGAGATTCTGGTGTTTGATCCTGTTTCTGTTGAGTTTCACCTTCAGATCCAGATCCATCAGATCCTTGAGTTTCGGGTTGATCGTTTTCACTTTGTTCTTGATTCTCAAAGTCATCAGAATCGCTAACATTCCCACCACCACTTTGAGGAATTTCGTGACTATCAAGATTGATTTTAATTTCTTCCTGTGGTTTTTGTTTGCAATACTTATAAAGAACTTCAGCAGCATTCAAAGCATCTGAAAATGTTTCAGCATCTGCAATCTGATTGATAATTTCCATTTCTTCACCACGTTGAATAGGAACGTTGGTAAAGTTGCCAATCTTAAAGTAAAGATTCGCCCGATCAGCGAGATTATAAGTTTCCAGATTATCATCACCAATTTGGAAGAAATCATCTTCAGCAAGTTCTTTATAACCTGCATAAAAACTTTTAGGAGATCCTGGATATTTCCTTTTACAAAGTTTTTCAATACGAGCATCTTCTACCACGTTCACAAACTGTGAAGGAATGTTATATTGTTTTGTCCAATCAATATTTGGTGTCCAAAGAGAATGAGAAATTTCGTGAAGGACGAGCATAGTGTAAATATTATCACTTGCCTTCTCCCAAAGTGGTAAAGTAAGACACCGAGTATGAACATTAAAGCAAGCGGTTTCTACTTTCTTATGCTCAACTACAAGATCTTCTGTCGCCAGCAGACGAGCGAGCATTCCACGAATTTCAAACTTGTTGGTCATTTGGTTTTGTGTGATATGTGAGTATCATACTCCAATCACTATTAATGTCTTCAGGTAGTGGGACACTTTGATAAGTGTCCTGGTCTCCCAACTACCCACCCATCACCAGGACATTCATAACATATTTTTGTTTTAATGCCATTATTCCACCATTTTCTACCTTTTCGCATTTTACTTTGTTTCTTTTTAGTTTCATCACTAACAATTTTATTCAAGTTATTTTTTCTTGATTTTTCAGCAAATTCTTTAGTTTTATATTTTTCAGACCTTTGAGTGAATAATCTTCCCAATACCCATCCATCACCAGGACACTCAATAGTATGCTTATCTATCTCACCATTATTCCACCATCTTCTTTGTGATACTTGGTGTGAAACTTTTTTCTTATGTTCTTCTGTAAGTATTTTACCTATATTTGTTTCCTTACTTCTTTGAATACAATACTCGGTTGGTTTTCTACCAGAACTCCCTTCCCCACCATAAGACATATTGATTAATATACCACCTTCACTTTTCAAACCTAGAATAGTGATAATATAGTTTTCGTGTTTATAAGCATCAAACTCTGTTAAATTTTTCTTTAAAAAAAGCACTCTATTTCTTGGTGGTGGAGACATATAAGTATCACCTCTTCTATGAGAACGATATGCTCTATTATCAATACCTTTACCCACATAATAGGGGGTCATATCTTCTCTCAACCAAGCATAAGTATAATAAGTATTTTTCATTAGGGACACGCACTATACATCATTATTTATACAAGTTTATACAAAAAAAGAGGGTGCTGAGACCCTCTAGTGTGCCAGTTTAGAAAGTGGACTTAATTCTTTTTCTTACCTCTTCTTTCTCCATGTTCTTCCCTACGTGCTCTTTGCTGTCCTCCACCCAATGCTAGAGCACCACTTGGGTTGTCATATCTTGCAAGTCTAGCACCAGATCTTTCATGCTCTGGAAGTTTTTTATCCACTTTTGCTTCTATAATACTATCTACCCACTCTTCACTCATTGCACCAACGATTGCTTGTGCTGACTTCTCATCGGATGCAAAACCTTCACCAAGAAGGTAATCGACAAGAACTTCTTCACGAACTGAACGAGGATTAAAGTTTGGACTTACATCAGATCTATAAGTTCTCCCACCAACATTTTGACCTAAATTTTCCCTTCTCTTCTTTTCAAACTCATATTGCTTTTTAGGAGATCTTTTCTTTTTCGGAATAGGTTTACCGGTAATACCAATTTCGGTTTCGTCCTTTGCCATTTGACCAAAATATTTTCAAATATTTATAAAAGAAGAAGCATCCCCGTGCTGGAGACGCTTCTTGAGTGCTTGGCGACGTGCCTTTGCTTGTCGGAGTGCTTGCGGTTTCAGTTTCCGCTTTTGCTCCTTTTTACTGTGATGTTGCCAATTTGGAAGTTTCATTGGTCTTGTGCTTGTTGGGATATCATACGTGAAAAACCTTTGACCTTCTCAAACCTTATGACACTTTCAAATTTGTCATGCAGGTCTGCCTTATGAGAAATCACGAATATATTAGCATCCTTAATGACATAACGAATAATCTTCAAGAACTCATCAGTTCCAAATCCATCCAGAGAGGAATCAAATACCTCATCCATAATCAGCAGATTGGTATTGACAGAGTTTTTGACTCTCGCAACTTCTCTCCAAGTGAAGAGTAGTGCCAAATCTATTCTCATCTTTTCCCCTTCCGAAAAAGAAGAATATGAAAAGTCTTCGTGAATGGGTGATTTTACAGTTTCGTTAAATTCTTCATCCAGATGGAAATTAATATAAAAGTCCATCATCTGTAGATAACGATTCACCTGCTGATTGATGAATGGAAGATACTTTTTAATAATCTTCGTTTTTACACCATCGTCCTTGAGTAAGGAGTAGGCAAAATCATAATAAACGATTTCTTCTTTTTTCTTGGAAAGGTCTTCAAATGTTTTTTGGAGATTTTCTCTAAACTCTTCTAACTTCTCATGTTCAGTATTTCTGTTTTTAAGTTGTTGGGTAAGAGTTTGAACTTCATATTCAAGGTCTCTGATTTGTCTCTGATTGAGCGAAATCCGAGTATTGTTTTGAGAAATCTCATGGTTGAGTTTCGTAATCTCCTTTGAAAGAACGGTAAATTGACGCTCTCGTTCTTGTTCTAATTTAATTGTCTCCTCTAGGTCTTGATAACCTTTTTGGAGTTCCTTTGCTTTATTTTGAGCGTCCTTAATTCTATTTAACCGAAACTCTTCTTCAATTGTTTGCGTGCAAGTAGGACAAACCGTATTTTCAGTAAAGAACTTATGCTCTTTCGTAATGACTGATACTTTCTGGGAAATTTTACCTTTAAGATTGTTTAACTTTACTAACTTATCACCAGCACCAAGAACCTCTTCTTGCTCCTTTGTATACTTAAAAATATCCTCTTCGGTTCTGGCATTTTCAGTCATATAAACGCCAACTTCCGCGTCTAACTTGGCAATCTTTTCTTGATTGGCATTTATATTGGCATTTCCACGACTCTCAAGTTCTTCAATAAAACTCTCTTGCATTTTCATCTTATCTTTGAGAGTCTCTTTTTTGAGATCTAAAGATTTGATTTGATCTTTCTTTTCCCGAATCTTATCTTTAATAAGAGCATTCATCGCAGAAAAGATACGAATGTCTAGAAGGTCCTCAATCACCTCACGACGATGTGCCGTAGTCAACTGCATAAAAGGCACAAAGGTGCTACTACCTAGAATTACAATTTGAGTAAAGGATTTATAATTGACCTTAAGAATATTCTCTTCCAAGATTTTTTGATTCGCACGGTCATCTGCTTCCTTATGAAGGGGAACACCATTCACTTCAATATCAAAAATATTTGGTTTGATTCCACGTCGCACCAAATAATTACGATTATTAACCGTAAACTCAATCTCAACTAAACAATCTTTCTCATTTGTTGTATTGACAAGTTGAGGTTTGTTAATTTTGCGAAACGGACGATTAAAAAGCACAAAGGTCAGAGCATCCAAAACAGTGGATTTACCTGCTCCATTTGTGCCGATAATCAGATTTGTATGATTCTTTTCAAAGTCAATTTCTGAAAACTGATTCCCTGTGGAAAGAAAGTTTCGCCAACGAATTTTATGAAATACTAACATTTTTAGGGGGGATTACAATATCGTCAGGAGTGACTACGGCATACTTGTAATTATAGAGCTTACAGGTCTTTATGGCAAGCTCATCGTCAACTTCCACAACATCCATTATGGTTTTTTCTTGATCTTCCAACATTAGAGCGTAGCGAGTAGCATCATCTTCTTCCTCAAAGAGAAATAAGACCTTTTCACCATATCGGTTTTGGACTGCATATGCCCCATCGTCTTTTCTATCTTTGAGAGTGAGAAGAAACATTATTCTACTTCGCAAGCTTGCCTATAAAGATCTTGGAAAATACCTTTGATTACATTTTTATCAAACTGAAACTCTGATTCTTCAATATAACGATTCAGAATAGTAAGAGTATTTTCATCTTCACTAATTTCAAACTCTTCATTTTCTTGAATCTCAAAATTTTCAATAATCTTGAGGTCTTGAATACCGACTGTATAAAGTTTATCAATGAACTTTTCAAAATCCTTCGGTTTGGATTTTTTACGAACAATCACTTTTACAATTTTATTCGCATACTCAGTAGCATCAAACATTTGATGTGGAGTATCCTCATAATAAAGATTATAGAATAATTTATAAGGATTATTGACTGGAATGTGCTCTAGGGTTTCGGTATCAAAAATATGGAAACCACGAGTGTCATTTACATCGTTCCAATACATCTCATAAGTGTTTCCAAGATAATATATTTTTCCATTATCGGAGCGAGTATGATAGTGTCCTGAAAATACTTTATCAAATTTATCAAAAATCTTTGGGTCAGTTCCGTGCTCCTCCATTACAAGATTACGATTCACACGAAAACCTTGAAGTTCTAAATGACCCATCGCAATCTTTGCTTTGGACTTTTTAATTTGTTTCAGAGTCTCATCATAGTTTTCACTACAAATCCATGGCACCATCATAATGTCTAGTCCACCAATCTTTGCCGTTTGTGGAGAACTATAAGTCCTAATATTTGAATAATTTTGAAGAAGCAATGAAGGTGAATTAACGTGATTGGTATTCTTAAAATAACAATCGTGATTACCCACAATCATATGAACATCACAATTTTTTAGAGGTTCAAATACAACCCTCTTTGCCCATTCTAGACTTTGATAATCAATTGACTTACGACTATCAAAAGCATCACCCATATGAATGACTGTAGTGATTCCATTCTCTTCTAGGGTAGGGAAGAAAATGTTTTTATAAAACAACTCAAAATGGTCGTGAAGATATTTGGATCCTTTGCGGGCACCCCAGTGGGTGTCGGAAAGCACGGCAATACGGGTCATCGATTGTTTCTGTATTGAATGGCATCTTTCATACTATTATAGTCCGAATTGCTCCCAGAAAGCAAGTTATCGTCAATCATCATAACCTCATCAAAACCTGTGCGTTCGATAATCTTGGTCTTGATTTCCAGTTGCTTCTTCTCCTTCTGAATTCGACGGAGAAAGGCGTAGTGAATAATTTGGGTAAAGTAAGCAAAAGGATTTTGAGATTTCTCTGGATTAAAATTATGAATATATTGAACACAATTTTCAATGCCGTCAGAAATCATATCATCCCGAAACATATAATTTACAAAATTAGGTTTGTATGAAAGGTGTGTCGCAATCTTCAGGAAGCACTCACCCAGATAGTTTGTAATACGGGGTTTTGGAAGTCCTTGTTCTTTTGCTGCTGCAACCTTTGTTCTGTAAACAATCAATGCTTCGAGTAACTCCTTGTTATTTACATAATGTTCTGATTTCTTTTTAGGCATAACATATCTACTTTTGATGAGTATAAGATGAAGTTATTATACCACATTATGCAAGGGCTTGACAAGTATCAAAAATGTGTGTAGACTAGGTTTGTTGCTTTTGAAGATGAGATTTAGCTTTCTTTGTTATCTTTAAGATCCTTAAGGAAAATATCTTCAAGAGACTTACGAGCACTCTCTACAGATCCTAAGTATCCCATTTTATCAGAGATTGTAACTTTACCATCAACCTCAATATCAGGATGATCATCATCATTAAGATATCTACGATAAAAATCAATCGTAGATTGATTTTTGATTTCAGTCATTGTAACGATTTTATCAAACTTAATTAAGAATAAATCATCGTCCGGTATTTCCATCCATGGTTTTATCTTCATATAAGTTCCACCATGATTTACAAAAACTTTCATGGTCACTGGATTTTGAAGAATGATAATCGGATCTCCATCATTCTCATCAACAGAGATCAAAGAAAATATTTCTTCACCTGAAACTAATTTGATTGCTGCGTAAAACTCCTCACCCATTAGTTTTTAAAAGGTATGTTTACAATATCGTAATTAAAGTTTTCTTCATTATAGATTTTAATACGTTCAATTAAGTGATTAAGTGTATAATTCTTTTTTGATTTATAACTAATATCATCGGCAATATCATATAGAGTTGCTTTTGTTTTATTGTTTCCTTTTCTTAAGACTCGTCCGATTGATTGGAGGTTTCTGATTCTTGATTTACTAGGGGAAGCAAAGATAACATTATGTAAATTTCTAATGTTAACACCAGTAGAAAAAGTGCCGTAAGAAGCAACGATGATTGCATTATTTTCCTTTTCAGTAATTTCTCTTACTTTTTCTCGATCTTCAGTATCCACACCACCATGAACAAAGAAAACGTGACGCTCGTCAGTTTTGCTATTATTTATGAGTTCGTATAATGGTTGACCGTGCCCTTCGACTCTTGAGAAAAGAATTAGAGTATTTCCTTTCAAATCAAGAGCAAGGTTTTTAATAAATTTATTACGCTTTTCATGATTGATAATATACTGAACTTCTTCCTCAAAATTTTCAAATCGATTTGGAGAGTGTTTTAGGAGAAGAATATTAATATCAAGAGTTGCTACATGTCCTTTTTTCATCAACTCATCAGTTTTAATAATCTTATAAGAAGGTCCAAATAAACCTTCTAGAACCCATTTGTGAGTTTGTGTGCCGTCAAGGGTGCCTGTAAATCCAAAACGATATTTGGTATCGAAAAGTTTTGTCATTATAGATACTAATGACTTGGATTTGAAATTATGTGCTTCGTCACCAACTACTACATTGAATCTTGAAAAGTATTGCTTTGGTAGTTTGTAGATTGATTGCCAAGTTGTAATAATGACTTGTGAGTCAGTTTCTCTCTCTTTTCCAGCGTAGATCTTGTGGCAAAATGACCCCACATCCCATCCATAATCTGCAAAATCTTTATACATCTGCTCTACAAGGGATGTCGTTGGGACAACTATCAGAATATTTTGTCCTTTCTCAACGTAATATCTCACAATCGAGTATATCATCAACGACTTTCCAGAAGCAGTTGGAGATATCAGCAA